GCCATTATAGTTCTCCAATATATTATTAACTATTTCCTCAGATTGAAACGTGTCCCATTTCTTTCTGTTTTCTTCACCTGTTATAAATCTTAAATTACATAGATGTCCTATAATCATAGGATCAATTTTAAGTTCATATCCCTGTTTAAAAGGTATGATATGATCTAATTGAATATCTGTTTTTCTTTTGCCAGTTACTGGCATTAAATTTTGCTTTCTAAGTCTATATAGAGACCGGCGAGTTGCCTTCCTGCATTCTCTCTTGTATTTAACTAATTCATCATTTATCTGTTTTTTAGGCCTTTTATTGTTTATTTTACCTTCCCAGTTTGGGTTTGATGAGCCGGTCCATTTTTCTTTTTGTGTCGGATTATCTTTCCCCTTGTTCCATCCATGACCTTTTTTAAGACCTTCTGTGTTTAGTTTAGACTTTTGGTCAAGTGTCATTTTTATACCCTTGTTCCAAGGTATATTACCTACACGATTTATCGGGTTTTTGCAAGGAGTTGAACAAAACTCTAAAAATCTAGGTTTAGTTACAAACTCAATTCCACAATGCGAGCAACATATTAATAAGCCATATTTATTTTTCATATAACTATTTATCTAGGTGCGCCCGTTTGTGAGGGTTATTAATCCTTTTTAAAGATAGTTAATATTTTTGCTTGTATATTCTTTGCGAACTCAGGTTGAGGGAAATTCCAACCAATAAATGCACCTAGTGCTAACCAAAATAACGTTTCTAACATAATATATACTCCTTGTATGTAATGTATTTATACATCATATTTTTCATCTTCTACTACAATCCAACCCAACTTTAACAAATCTTCTCTTATCTCATCAGTTACACAACTTTCAGGGACAAACTTCTTACTTTGTATATAGTATTCTTGTTGTTCTTTGGTTAGTGCTCGGAATTCATCGTCATCTAATATCTTACTATCTCTGATACCACTGCAGTACCAGTCAATGTAGTCGCCCTTCTCTTGCATATCAGCAATAATACCACCGGCATGTCTCCAACTACAACTCCATTTTTTCTCAGTTAGTATAGGCCATACATCATTCTTAGTAAAATCATTGTTACACATAGAGGCATACAAATTTTGTGCATATACTTCATCACCTTTAACTTTGTCAATGATCCATTGAGTACTACGCAGGTCATACTCCATATTATCTTTTTGCCAATCAGGATTTGCAATATTTTCTTCATCCTGTTGTTTCGCAGACTTATAGATATTTAAATAATCTTCCCTAGGTTCTTCACCTTTTTCTTCACAGCGTTTTACATACTGTTCGGCTTGAAAAGTATGACGTTTTGGACTTTTACTTATCATCTTCTACCTCTATCCAAGTGTGGTCACCTAACCATTTTACTTTACACAAATATTCATATTCAGTGGGAGCACTGCTTGACCAATCATTAGGTCCATTGATACTCAGTCTAGTAAATTGTTTTCTGTGGTCATATAATAACCAATAGATATTACCATTTGCTAACTGAAAGTCATATTTAGCGGCATGAACCATATCGGTCAAGTCTAATCTATGTTTGATTTGTTCTGCTTGCTTCTGTAATACTTCTACAAGTTCCATAATTCTATCATACTCTTGCTTGGCATGCAATCTTGCAACGTTAAGCATAATATCTTTATGCTTCTCAACTGGAACTAAATCAAATTTAGGTCCACTACTTTCTGTAGCATATGGTGTTACATTACGATTAAAGAAATGTATCAGTGATCCGGAACTAGTGGAATCATAGCTACTAACACCATTTGCTGAATTTGGTTTGTCACTCATCAGTTATTATATATTATTTTCTGCAGTAGTAACAGTCTTTTGGGCAGGTTTTTTAGCTCTACTATAAAATATATGATTGCCTATCTTTGCTACTTGTTTATACGGCCATAACGGATCTACTTGTAAGTTATGAAAGAATAATGCAGATTTGGGTACTACTTCACTATATGCGTCATACGCTAACACATCATATGCTATTTGTTCTGCTTGTTTATATCTATTACTGTTTTTATTAGGTTCTGCTTTACCCTCACATACCCAACTAAACTGACATACTTTGACTTTTTGTAATTCATCATCTACGAGTTTATCCACATGTATAGCTTGATATATTACAGCGCACGGATTGTTGCCGAATCCAGATGCAATTCTATTCATTACTACACGTGCTACTGCTGCCTGTCCGTTTATTGATTCATTGCCGGCTTCATAAAATATATTCTTAGCCATACATGCTAATTGTTTAGGATCTACTGTTTTTGCAACTTTAGGTTCTTCTACAATAGGATCAGGCTCTATCACATCATTCACAGTTCCAAATATAGCTAGTAATGTAATCAATATAAATGTTATTATAATTTTTAAAGGTTGGCTAAGTTTCATAATACACCCTTTCTGCTTATTAAGCTATGGAATTTAAATGTTATCCCAGCAATCGCAATTGCAACGAATTACTTCGTCTATTGCTTCTTGTATAGAATATGTTGAAGGTAATAGTACATCTGAAGCGTATACTGAACTTAGTTCAGGTGGTATTAAACTTCTATATCTAGAACCGGCAAAACTACCCGGTTCAATTGCCTGGCCAGTATCTATCGCTTCACCATTACCTTCATAATTAGGATTAGTATTATAATAATTATCAGTTGTTGGATCATAATATCCGTACGGATCAGGAACTCCCAATTCAGTTTGTAATGAAGCTGGTACAGTATCAACAAAAGTTCCGTCACCTGCAGGAACTGAATTAGGTAATATACCATTAGCAATTAATTGTGCTTCTTGTGCATTAGTTAATTTATTTTCTATATTGTTATCTAATGGTATACCAGCTTCTTGTAATCTAGCTTGATTACGTGCTTCACGTAACATAGCTACAATACTTCTGCCACCAACCGTATTTAAATTACTGATAGCTTCTAATGTTTGTGAATACATATGTGGCTGTGTAAACTTTGCATATCTGGGGATACTATCTACAAAAGAATATTGTGTTGTAGGATATCCAGCTAATGTTGGTTCTCTGTCCTCTACTGGATCAGCTAATGGTACTTGTAGAGACATTCCGGTAGCAATTGCACGTTGTTCAATTGATAATATTGTGCCAGTCTTTTCCCAATTAGTAATTAATTGTTGCGCTCTTGCTGGTTGACTATTTTTTATATTTACTATTTCTGTATTAGCTAAACCTATATAATAGGTTATAGCATTATTCATTCCAGGACTCCACCCTGATGATCCATGTATAGTAGTAGGTTCGGGTATAGTAACTGTCGTAGTTGGAGAACTAGTTGTACCAGATGCACTAAATGTACTACCTGTAATTTTACCGTACGTAGATAAATTATTTGGATCTGTGCCTATTGTCAATGCACCTGTTGCTCCTGCTATAGTTACTACAGGTGCAATATTTTCTCTTCCATAACCACCGCCACGATTTGTCGGCAATGCTACACTTACGAACGTATAGTTGCCAAACCCATCATTATTGTAGGTTACTATAAGGTCACCTGCTTGTTCCCATGTAACTGCTAAGTATAAATTTCTATATATATCATATAGTGTGGGTGTTTCTAACTGTTGTATAAGCTGACGAATATTAATACCAAGATAAGGTAATCCACTCATACATCCTAAGAAATTACTCATAGTATATGTACCATATGGTCCATTGCCTAATGCAATTAATGCTAACCCCTGACTTGCTAATGATGTATCAGTTGGAACACTAGAACCGTTAACATTTAATCCTTTAGTTGTTTCTAAACTATTAACTACTTGTGCAAACTTTTCAATTGGTATACTTGATATGTTTTTAATCTGTTGCATTGTTACACTAAATGCACCGGCTGCTTTAGCAATGTCAGGTGGTAATATACCATCTAAATATGCACCAAATCCTTGTGGTATGGGTTGTATTGTTAATGGAGTAGGTGATGCAACTGTTGTATCTTCAGTTGCTACGTTGGCAGTAGTTTCTGTACTGTTGGTTGCATATGCATTACTTGCAGGTGCACCCATATCATCTAATGTACTACGTTCTGATGCTACTCTAAGGTTTTGAAAAAAGCCAGCCATTAATTTACTACTCCAGTTTGTTGTACTACTGTAGGTTCTCTTAACTGACTATTCAATCCTTCATTGACATATATAGGATAATATATTTTACTATTTGCTGGTCCACCAACTGTATTGTAGACCGGCACAGTTAATGTTTGATAACTATTAGGGAATAACTTTATAGGATTCAATAAATCTGCTAATGATTCTATTCCAGCTGTTTTACAATTTAATGATACTAATATATCTTTTAAATCTTGACCCAATATAATACCAAATGCACCGTATATCTTACGTTCTTGTTCTTTACTTATAGGTTCGGCTAGGGATATTATATCATTTAATTCTGATACTGTTATACCACTAGCAATTAGTGCAAGACTTACGGATTTAGTTAATGCATTGTTTTTTTGTAATGTCATTAATAGATTACTAGGTAATCCAAATGTAGCAATAGATTGTAGATTAATTGCTTTACCGCTAGTAATTAAATCTTGACCAAATATAGTAGTTGCTACACTTACACCGGTAATGTCACCTGTAATTAGATCGTCCATATTGCTATATGTACCATCTAAAAATTCTTGTGAATTGTTTACTGCTAGAATAGCATCATTGCTATATTCAATAAAACTATAATTTGACATGAATCCAGATAGGAAATCTTTATATTGATTTAATGCATAACCACCATTGTAATTAAATTCATTGTATGCTTGTAATGCAAACAATCTAGTATAACCCCATTGAGTTACTGGATTAGTATGATTATAATTAGGCAATGGTGTTGGACTAGTTGTATCATAAACCCAATTAGGATATCCATTCCAATTATAACTTGAAGGTGGAGTATTTCCTAATGCAGGTATACTTGTTGATCCTATGGTAATTAAGCTGTCATATACTGCATCAGATACTCTTGTTCCACCATTAGGTACACCTCTAGTATATGCATCTTTAATAGCATATGTTAGGGGAAATAAACTAGTAATAGTAATGATGCTACCAGGATCATATTGTGTAACGCTGTTACTGCTACCTACATAATCAATCATAATAGGATTGATATTAAATCCAATATTTTGTAATAATGAACTTAATGCGTTAACACCTAACGGGCTTTGTTTTCCTGTATTGCTCATGGCACAAACACATCAGGACTACCTTGTACGATACTATGACCGCAACTGTTTCCTGACCCTACTCTAAGTACTGGTACACCTTCACAAAATACAGTTGGACTACCATCCGTAGTTGTTGCCGCTTTGTGAGGCGGATGAGGTCTTCTGGCCCATGGAGCGTGTGGTGTTATAGAACTAACATGTAATCCTACTTTAATTCCATTAGCAAATACAGTATCGGCGCCACGAATTATTGTTCCGCCCTCTTGATTTGCATCTCCCACACGACTTAATTGTGCCATTTTATCCCAATACGATTTTCTTATCTGGTACTTTAATACCAGTAGTTGCTTCTAAATACTTCATTTTAATACTATCATCGGTCTCTGCATATAATGCAATATTATTAGTATTTAGCTTAAATTCACCCTTCGGATTTGCAGTAAAAATGCTAGGAATCATTTGCATACCCTGTTGTGTAGGAGCAATAGATACTGGTTCTTCAATAACAATGAATTCTCCACCGGCTTGAATTACTTTTGCAATTAATTCTTCTCCGGAATTTAGCTTAAATGTATATACTGTGTTAGGTGTGATTGATATTTGCATTAGATACTTTCTGTTAGTTTTGCTTTTAATTCTGTAAAACCACCAATCAATTCATCATCTAAAAAGATTTGTGGTACTGTTCTGGCAGTTGGTACTGCTTCTAATAATTCTTCTTTAGTATATCCGTCTCCAATTTTCTTTTCTTCAAACGGAATACCCTTTTGATGTAACAAAGCTTTTGCTTGGTCACAATAAGGGCAGTGATATTTACTCCATATAATTGCTCTCATTCTTGTTCTCCTTAAATATTCGGTAAGTCATCATAGTTTAATGATTCACTCATTATTCCTATAACGTAATTTGTTGATTCAGTTTCCTGCAATGCAGACTGTTTCTTACTAGTGTCACTGTGTTTAGTGAACCATGGGATAGGTGTACTTTTTGGCGCAGGATTATTATATCTTATCCCGATCTCTTTCAATGCACCAACAGCAGTATAATCAACAAAGTCTTTTAATACTGCGGCATTCAATCCAATAACTGGACCCATCTTAAACAAGTAATCAGCCCAATCTTTTTCTTCACGTATAACATCCATGTACAGTTGATAGACTTCGGCTTCACATTCTGATTTTACTTGTGCAAAACGACTATCTTCTTTAACTACTTGGTTAATAAGGTAAGCAGTCCAGCCTTTATGTAACAATTCATCTTGGAGAATTAAACTGATAATGTTACCATTACCAATAAAGATTTTGTTCTCAACCATTGCTAAACTTGTAGCGAATGATACCATAAAGCGGAATGCTTCTAATGCATAACTAGCATGTAACGCCATGTATATTGCTTTGATGTGAGATTTTTCTGACTCTAACTCAAAGCCTAATTCTTTCTTACAGTTCATCTTATGTAACTCATCATAGTAAAGACCGACACTGCTTGCCATGTCTACAATCTCTTTTGTATCATGGATAGTATTGAATACTTCTTTAGGTACGTTATAAATGTTACGAATGATGTGACTATAGCTACGACTATGAATGTTAGTCTCAAAGAAACTCCAGTTATAAATCAATGCCTCTAGTTCCGGCAATGATACTACTGGTGTAAACACTTGACTAGGTGCTCGTCCTTGCAAGCTATCTAATGCGGTTTGTCTTAATAGATTACTAGTAAAGATATGTTTTACTGCATCGCTTGCATCTTTAAAATCATTGGCATCCTTGGTTAGAGAAATTTCTTCTGGAACCCAGAAGAAACCACGGGCCGTTGTTTCAAAGTCTGCAATCTTTTTGTATTTTACTTCTTCAAATCTTTGAATGGTTACGGGACCTTCCGGGTCCAAAAACATTTTTCTGTTCAAATAATCTGTTTTAGTGTTTAAGTTATATTGTTGTTTACTCATTGTGTCTTTCTTTTTATTGTTTTACATCTTCATACATTACTGTATTAGTATTTCCTAAAGCCCATTTAGGATCTGTTTCAACGCTCCATCGATGTGTCGCTACTTTAAAATCTGGCATTTTAAGTTCTTTAGGATTACTGCTTGGCTCTAAAATAATTAATCTGTTGTTTGGTTGTGCGGCAAACTGCCCATTATCGCATTTAATAAAGTTATAGCTCTTATGGTCTTCAACATCTTCGCTGAACCCTGTATCTAATATATTAAAATCTGGATGAGCGGAATCAATAGTAAACATGTATTCACCTGTCATCCATTCACCATCTTTTAATTTAAACTTACACTTCATTGATTGTAATTGTGCTTTTTTGATAACTGTAATGTCATATGATAAGCAATCCCACAATTGTAAATAATCTAGTGGTAATGCTTCTCCTTCAATTGGCTTCCAACAAAACGCATGTAATGGCAATTTGTCATACAGCGCACCGTAATGATTTAGATATGCCTCAATACGAAATGCTTGACCTCGCAAACTCTTTACGCTAACCCACCAGCATGGTTCAAACTCACCGTGACCTGTTTGAAAATCATAAAGAAATTCACGGCGAACAAAACATTTGACTGGAGGTAGATTAGCTACTAAAAAACTCATAGTTTACAACTTGCAAGCTTCGCAATCTTCTTCATCCATATCATTAAAGCCACTTGGCAAATCTAATACAGTTTCATCTTGGCTCTTACTACCTGCTTTGTTAATCAAGCTATAGTAGAATGTCTTTAATCCCCACATATGTGCTTGCATCAAGTTCTTAGCAATCAATGTTGTTGGAACTTTACGTTCAGGGAAGTGTGCGGGATTATAGAATGTGTTAGTTGAGATACTCTGATCCACATAGGCTGCAATCACTGCCGCTGTTTTTAAGTAACCATCACAATCTTTTTGTTCCCACATCAATTGATATTTGTTTTTCAACTTGTGATACTCGGGAACAACTTGTACAAAACTTCCTGCTTTACTTTCTTTTACTGATATCAAACTCATTGGCATTTCAATACCATTGGTACTGTTAATAACTACTGAACTAGATTCTACCGGAGCTACAGCCATTTGTGTAGCATTACGGACACCATGATTACGCATCATAGCACGTAATCCTTCCCAGTTCAACTCAGGTTCAAAGTTAGTTAATTCGTTAACACCTTTGGCACGTAACTCCCAAGGAAAGATACCTTGTCCATAACGTGTTTTATCACTATGTT